GCCGGTACTCTGTGTACAAGGGACAGATCGAAGTATTGCCTGATCTGGCTGCACAGGCGGCTGGCTATGATATCCGCACTACGGCGAAGAAAGTTCTCGACCTGCTAGACGCTGCGATGATTGCATCCGGCTCAAACGCATGGACACAAAGCTACACCATTGAAGGCCGCACCATATCATTCCGCTCACCTGGTGACTTTATTTCTTACAGATCAAAGATTAAGCAGGAAGTAGCACGCGAGGAAAACGCTGATCGTATGCGCAATGGGCTTGCAACTAAAAATCGTATCTCGGTGAGGTTTTAATGTGGCCGTTTAAATCAAAGGAAAAGCCTGTAGCAAAACGCACGTTTGACGCTGCAAGACAAACGCGGCTGGTTGCATCGTGGGCTGCTGTAACCAGATCAATTAATACAGATTTAAAAGATGGCATTGATGCTGTCCGGGCGCGTGCGCGGGACTTGTCGCAGAATGATCCGATGGTTAAAAAGTACAAATCATTGGTGGCTGCAAACGTTATAGGCTCGATCGGCATAGTGTTACAAGCGCGCGTGTCTGATGGCGATAAACAAGACAAGCTAGCTAATAACGCAATCGAAACTGGCTGGGCAGATTGGTCACGTGTTGGTATTTGCGAGATTTCTGGGCGTATGTCTAGGCCTGATCTTGAGCGAGCAATCATAAAAACCGTTGCCATTGATGGCGAGGCTCTTATTTATGAGCATATCGGTGGCGTAAACGATTACGGTTATGCACTGCAACTGATTGATGTATCGCGACTTGCCACCACGCTTAATCGTGATCGTGTGACAGACAGCAAAGGCAATGTATTAAACAACGCAATCTACATGGGCGTTGAGGTGGATGAGTACGGTAAGCCATTGAATTATCACATTTATGATGACGCTGTTGGTGCTGACTTAAAAAATAGAACCGTACGAGTATACCCGGCTAAGAATATTATCCATCTATTCCTTGCCGATTCCCCAGAGCAAGTACGCGGTGTCTCGTGGCTACATGCCGCGATGACCCGTATCTTTCATCTGAAGAAGTACCAAGAGTGGGCGATTATTGCTGCTGGGGTTGGTGCAAGTAAGATGGGATTTTTTACTTCTCCTGAAGGTGATGGCTCTGCAATGGCTGACGATATTGACGCAACCACTGGTGAACTTTATCAAGAGGCGGCTGGTGGTCAATTCGGCATACTGCCAGAGGGTTGGGGATTCGAGTCATTCAATCCAGACTATCCGCACGCCATGTTCGCAGAATTTGTGAAAGCAGCAAAGCGCGACATATCCAGTGGATTAAACGTTTCATATCATTCACTTGCAAACGATCTTGAGGGTGTTAATTTCTCATCTATCCGCAGCGGAACCCTTGAGGAGCGCGAGGAGTGGAAAGTTATTCAAGACTGGTTTATCGGGGCGTTCATGGAACGTGTTTACCGCAACTGGATAAGCAACGCCTTTTTAAACAATAAGATAGTCTCTGTTACCGGCACGCCATTACCTGCAGCAAAGCTCAATAAATTTATGGCGCATGATTTCTTGGCGCGGCGCTGGGCATGGGTCGATCCTCTGAAAGACGTGCAAGCCAGCATCGAAGCTATCGACAACGGCCTAAGTGATCCATATCAAATAGCCGCCCAGCAAGGTTTAGATGCTGAGGACGTGCTTGACGCAATCAAACGCTACCAAGACATGATCGCTGAGAAGGGTATCGAGTTAAACGTCTACAAGAAAAACCCCAAGCTGCAAGACACAAATCAATTTAACGATGTCGCAAATCCTTGATATATAGACAATTATGAAAACAATTAAACCTGGAACCAGAGAAGTGAGGGCGGTAACGCTTGATCGGGCAATGCTCAATCAAGACGCACGGACAGTAGAACTAGCATTTAGTTCTGAAACGCCTTATGAGCGCTGGTTCGGTAACGAGATTCTTAGTCATGAGCCAGGCGCTATCCGCATGGGTAGGCTTGCGAGCGGGTCATGCCCGCTGCTTATGGATCATGAAAATTCTGTCGAGTGCCAAATAGGTGTAGTTGAATCAGCATCAATCGGAACTGATCGGGTAGGTCGGGCATCGGTGCGCTTCGGGAGGGGCGAGGATGATGAGGCGATATATCAAAAGGTACTGGATGGCATTGTAAGCCATGTCAGTGTTGGGTACATCATACACGCGGCGCGGCTTATAGCAACAGATAAAAATGGTGTTGACACTTTCTTGGTTACAGATTGGGAACCACTGGAGATTAGTCTTGTGGCTGTACCCGCTGATAGCACGGTCGGAGTCGGCAGATCAATGGAAGATTTTATTATTAATACGGAGTCCAAAAAAATGGATGAGCCAAAAATTGAAACAGTCGACATTCAAAAACAGGTCGACGAACAGGTAAAACGAGCGCTTGACGCAACCAATAAACGCAACTCTGACATCATGACAATCGGGGAAACTCATGCCGATTATGATGGCGTTAAATTAGCTGCGCGCGCGATTGCTGAGGGTAAAACTGTACAGGAATTTCAAGGGCTTATGCTCGATCAAATCCGCAAAGGACAGCCAGCCAAACCAGCAACATCGGCACCTTATATCACTGTAACAGATAATGCTGACGCTGATCTGAAACGTGGCTTTAAACATTTCGGTGATTTTGCGCACAGTGTCATGCAATCGCACCGCAGCGTTGATGAGCGCTTGACCAGATCAACCACGACATACTCGAACGAGACTTCCGGCCCTGATGGTGGTTATGCTGTACCGCCTGAATTTGGTCAACGCATCGTGGATATGGCGATGGAGGAGCAAAGCCTGTTAGCACTGTCGGAAAATACACCGATCAGCGGTAACGCAATGCGCTTTCCTAAAGACGAGGGTACACCGTGGGGAACTACCGGAATCTTGGCTACTTGGGAAAATGAAGCTGCGGTTAAAACCCCAACAAAAGAATCCGAGCTGAAAGAAGCTGAACTACGCCTGAAGAAACTTATGGTTCTGGTGCCTGCTACCGAAGAGCTGCTTGCAGATTCTACCGCCATGACGACTCACCTAACCCGCAAAATGGGCGTGAGATTGGATTGGAAAGTACAAGATGCAATCGTCAACGGTATCGGTGCTGGTCAACCTTTGGGCATAACTAAATCAAGCGCTTACGTATCACAGGCTAAAGAAACTTCGCAAACTGCTGACACTATCAACGCGCAGAACGTAGCGAAAATGCTTGGCCGCGTGATTGACGGCGCTGGTGCTAGATTGGTTTGGCTGGTTAATCCTGACGCGTATAATCAAATAATCACAATGACGCTGAACAATAACCCCGTTTGGACTAATCCAAACGGCGGATTCAAGGATGCGCCATTTGGATTGTTACTTGGTCGCCCAGTTATCAAAACCGACACGCTGCAAACACTGGGCGACAAGTTCGACATCATTCTGGCTAACATGGCCGGTTATACGACCATCACCAAAGCTGGCGGTGCTGAACTGGCGACAAGTATGCACTTGTACTTTGACCAACAATTGATGGCCTTCCGCTTGACTTTCCGCATGGATGGACAGCCATTACTAAGTGGTGCAGTTACTCCGCCAAATAGCGCGGTAACCAGGGCACATTTCGTAACTCTCGATGCACGCGCATAAGGATTAAACACCATGAGACCAATTGATAATTTTAAATTTGTGACAGGCTGCGCACCAGCGGCCTTAGCGACAACTGCCGGTGACGGTGATTACATTTCGATGCGCGAGTATGCGCGTTTGACTGTGATTATCTCGGTGCTAAATGCTACTACTGTAACCGGCGGCGCGGTAACTTTGAAACAGGCTACCGACGTGGCTGGAACCAGTGAAAAAGCGCTTGGGTTCAGTACCATGTGGGCGAATACAGACGCTGGCGCATCTGACACTTTGGTATCAACTGCGGTGACCAGCGATACGTTTACCACGTCAACCACTAACAGTAAAATCCTGATGTACGTTATCGAGGTTTCTGCGCGTGATTTGGACATTGCAAACGGTTTCGACTGCGTTCGTGTAGACGTTGCAAGTATGGCATCGGCTGTAGGCACAGTGATCTACATGTTGTCAGGCGCTCGGGAAAAACCAGTTATCGCTAGATCGGCAATCACTGACTAATGTTCACTGAGGATTTATCGCTGTTTTTCGGCACTCAGGATTTCGCAACCGCTGTAACGCTAGACGGTACAACGGTAAACGGGATTCTGAGCCAGCAATCAGTAGAGGTTAATTTTGTGCAAACCATCGCGCAAACATTCGTCTATGAGAAAGCTGACAAGCCAACGGTGGCGATAGATTCAACCCTAGTTAATGGGGCAGTAACTTACAAGGTAAAAGGAATACAAGCTGATATTACTCAAACAGTTAGCACGCTAATTCTTGAGAAACAATAATGGCAAATCAAATCAGGCATCAATTACGGGAGGCGGTGGCAACGGCTGTAACAGGCCTACCAACTACCGGCGCGCGCGTGTTTCAGAGTCGCGCATACCCGTTGCAGATTACTGATGTTCCATGCCTTGTTGTTACGACAGACGGCGACAGCATTGAGCAAGAGACAGTTCACCATCCTTATATACAAGCACGTCAGATACAACTAAGGATCGAAGGTTACGCGGTAGGCGTATACGATCTTGACGACATACTTGACGGGATTTGCAAGGAGGTTGAGGTAGCTGTTGACAATGCAACGCTAGCAATGATTGACGATATCGGATTCGCTGGCACTC